TTGTGCAATAACAAAAGGTAGAGGGGTTGGATGTAAGACTGCCTTTGCTGGAATTAAAAATATTTACATCTTAGATTATAGTGCTGCTATAGCTGCTTTAAGCGATTCAAGTGGTACTATAACTTTACCTACTGATAACTCTGCTGAGTTCTTTAAGTTTGAGGTAAAAGGTGGTCAGTCATCTTTAGAAACAGTAGTAAATTCTTCAAGAGAGAATGGAACTACTTTTTACGAAAGCACTTTAAATGTAACTTTTCAAGTTTTAGACGTGGCTACACAAGAAGAAATAAAACTTCTTAACAGAGGTAGAGCTCATTACGTTGTAGAGTTATATCCAAATGGTGCTGGGGTTACTAAGTACTTACTATTGGGTAGAGATAATGGTGCTGAAATTAGTGGCGGAACTATCGTTACTGGGAGTAGCCCAGATAGTTTACAAGGGTTTACATTAACAGCAGTTGCAACTGAGGTATTTCCTCCGTTCTTCTGTACTGTACCAGATGTAGCTTCTGCTACGCCAATTAGTCCAGCTTAGTAGTTTATTTATATTTCAAAATTAGCCTTTCTTTTAGAGAGGCTTTTTTTATACAAAATATTTTATATTTGTTTATATATTAGTATGAAGTTAATAGGAACTAATGGCGATAAGACTTTTAAGGTTATACCTCGTCAATTTATTAATGGTGCGATTACTGTAAATCTTACAAGTGAAAGCACAGGAACTAATGTAAGTATTACACCAACTGCATCTACAGATAGAAATTATATGTCTTTTGTTGCAGCTTTTGGTACATTAACTGAGGGCGATTTTTATACCTTAGAAGTAAAAAACGGAACAGCTGTTATATATAAAGACAAAGTGTTTTGCACAGACCAGACAGTAAACCAAACTAACAATGATTACTATTCTGTAAATAGTGGTGAATATACCACAGAGAATAGCTTTGATAACGATTACATTATATTATGAACGATTTAAGAATAGTTAATTTAAGCACTTACACAAGTCCAGAGATTGTAGAGAAGTCAAACAAAAAGTGGGTAGCTTATGGAAGTGATAATAATTACTTTGGGTACTTAATAGACCGATACAACGGAAGTCCTACAAACAATGCTATTATAAATGGTATTAGCCAAATGATTTATGGTAAAGGCTTAGATGCTTTAGATAGCAATACAAAGCCAGAGGCATATGCTAAAATGATTACTTTATTTCACAAAGATTGTGTAAGAAAGCTATGCTATGATTTAAAACTTATGGGTCAATGTGCTATGCAAGTCATTTACTCTAAGGACAGAAAAACTATAGCACAAGTAGAACACATACCAGTAGAAAACCTAAGAGCTGAGAAGTGCAATTCTAAAGGTGAGATTGAAGCGTACTATTATTCTGATAATTGGTCTAAGGTAAAACAAAGCACACAATTAAAAAGAATATCAGCTTTTGGATTTTCTAAAGAAAACATAGAGATACTATACGTCAAACCTTACAGAGCTGGGTATAAGTATTACTCAAGTCCAGACTATCAAGGTGGATTACAATATAGTGAGCTAGAAGAAGAAATATCTAATTATCACTTAAATAACATTCTTAATGGTTTAGCACCAAGTATGTTAATTAACTTTAACAACGGAACTCCAAACGCAGAGGAACGTCAAATGCTAGAGAATAGAATATATCAAAAGTTTAGTGGTTCAAGTAATGCTGGTAAGTTTATACTTGCATTTAACGACAACGCAGAGAGCCAAGCAACTATAGAGCCTATACAATTAAGTGATGCACATAACCAATATCAATTCTTATCGGACGAAAGTAGTAAAAAGATAATGGTAGCACACCGAGTAGTAAGTCCTATGTTATTAGGTATTAAAGATAGCACAGGGTTAGGGAACAACGCAGATGAACTACAAACTGCAAGTACCTTAATGGATAACACAGTTATTAGACCATTTCAGCACCTTTTAATAGATGCCTTTGATGATATACTAGCTTTTAATAATATTGCCTTAAAACTATACTTTAAGACCTTACAACCACTAGAGTTCACAGACTTAGAGAACGTAGAGGACGAAGAAACAAAAGAAGAAGAAACAGGAGTAAAGTTATCTAAAGAATTACCAGAGGATTTAGGGATAGAAATAGCTGATGCATTAATAGACTTAGGAGAGGACGAAACAGACCTTTTAAGCGACTTTGACGTAATGGATGAACGAGAAGTTAACTATGACGAAGAAGATGGCTTAGACGAGGTTATTACGGACTTAAACAAACCAAAAGAAAAAAGCACACTTGCTAAGATATGGGAGTTTGTAAGTACAGGTAGTGCAAAACCATTTAGAGAAAGCGAACAAGATGGAGAAAGCAGACAAGAAGCTGAGGATGGTAATACTTTTTTAGTTAGATATATGTACTCGCCACAGAGATACAGTGCAAACTCAAGAAAGTTCTGTAAGAAAATGGTAGATGCTAAAAAGGTGTACAGAAAAGAGGATATAATGTCTATGGACACAAAAGCTGTAAATGCTGGTTTTGGTAAAGGTGGAAGTGACACTTATTCTATATGGCTTTACAAAGGTGGTGCTAGATGTCAACATAAATGGCTTAGAAAGACTTATGTACGTAAAGATGGTGCAAAAGGTTTAGGAGATGCAATAACAACATCAGAGGCAAGGTCAAGAGGTTTTAAACCAGAGGCAAACGCACAGAAAGTACCTGTAGCACCTAAAGATATGAAGTATAAAGGTTATACTGCTGAGTATTGGAATAAAATAGGATTTAAGAATTAATTATGGCTACAGCATTATTTATAAATAGAACAGATTTAGTCAAGAACTCAATACTTGATGGGAATGTAGATACAGATAAGTTTATACAATTTATTAAGATTGCACAACAGATAGATATACAGAATTTATTAGGTACAGACTTATACAACAAAATAAGTGCTGATATTATAGCTGGTAATTTAGCTGGTAATTATTTGTCTTTAGTAAACACTTATGTACAACCTACTTTAATATGGTTTGCTCAAATGAACTATATACCATTTGCAGCTTATCAAATTAAAAACGGTGGTGTATTTAAGCACAGTAG